GTTTGCTTTACGCTAAAATCCACAAAAACAGAGCCGAAAATTTGTTGCATTTAATGCTTTACTTTTCATTGCTGAATTTGTAAAATAAACGCAAGAGAAAACGCAAGAGAAATCTTAGCGGATTCTCTTGCGTTATTTTTTTGCGCATTTTTCAGGAAAGCGAGGGAACAGGAATGGCAAAACACATGACGCAGGATGACCGCAAGGTGCTGGAAGCCCGGTACAATGCCGGACAGAGTGTTGCCGGAATCGCCAGGGCGATGAGCTTCAACTATTCCACCATCTATAAGGAACTGAAGCGCGGTGACACTGGAAAGATGGATGCCAATGGTCGCGCAGGATATAGTGCAGAGCTTGGGCAGCAGCGATTATACAACGCAAAGCAGCGGTTCAGGTATCGGGCGGATTGCCCGGCGGAGTAAGGCATGGGAGAAGTGTTTAAGCTGAACCATTGCTATAACATGGACTGCCTGCCGGCAATGGAACTGTTCCCGGATAATTATTTTGATCTGGCGGTTGTGGATCCGCCGTATTTCTCTGGTCCGGAACGCAGAGGCTTTTACGGATCCAAAGTCAGCAAAATAGGCGTACACCGTGACTACCCCGTCTCTCCTGCTTGGAGTAAACCAGAGCCGGAGTATTTCAAGGAGCTGTTTCGAGTGTGCCGCCACTATATTGTATGGGGCTGCAACTATTTTGACTACCAGTTTCCTACCGGGCGGATCGTGTGGGACAAGTGCAATGGAAATTCTAGCTTTTCAGATTGCGAGATTGCGGCGACAAATTTGTTTTCCTCAGTAAGAATGTTCCGGTATATGTGGTCCGGAATGATGCAGGGAAAAAGCATCACAGAAGGCGACACCATGCAGGGAAACAAGAGCTTGAACGAAAAGCGAATCCACCCAACGCAGAAGCCGGTTGCTCTTTATGACTGGATTTTCAAAAACTATGCAGAGCCAGGGCAGAAGATCCTTGACACCCACCTCGGAAGCGGAAGCAGCCGCATAGCAGCATATGAGGCAGGGCTTGGCTTTATCGGATTTGAAATTGATCCGTTCTATTTCCAGTTGGAAGAAGAACGGTTTTCTGAGTACACAAGTCAAACCAGCCTGTTTCACATGGAGGAAAAGAAAAAATGATTCTTGAAAAACTTCACAGAGCAATCAACAACTTCAACAAGACATTCAACTGGCGGCGCTTCCGCCGCGATGCGCTGCACCTGGGAGAAAGCCTGCTGGTGTTCGGCGTGCTGTATGGCATTTTTTCAACCCTGATCTGGGGCGTATGCTGGCTGCTCAAAGTCAATTACGACCCGGATCTCATTGCCGTTGCATGGGCAGTGCCGGTGTTGCTGGACACTTTGGTCAAAAAGGCTTATGACTGGAACAATGAAGTCCGGGACTGGGATTGAGAGGTGGGAACGACCTATGGATGAAGCAACAAGAATCTCGCTGAAAGACCAGTTCAACAGCCTTTTGGTACGGGCTATTGAGGGTAGGCGCGGCGGTATGGCACTGATGCGGGTGCTGGAAGAACTGGACTTTTACAATTCCCCGGCCAGCGCGAAGCATCACCTGAATGTCCCCGGCGGTCTGGTGCTGCATTCTCTCAATGTGGCAAGAACTGCCCTGGAATTATGCGACAAGATGCCGCAGTTTGCAAAATGCAATAAGGGCGCAGTCTTGACCGCCGCGTTACTCCATGACGTTTGCAAGGCTGGGCAGTACATCAAAAAGCCGGATGGCAGTTACTGTTATGAAGATAGTCACTTGATGGGACACGGTGAAGCATCCGTCAGCATTATCAAAGACTGGATTTTCTTGACCGACACGGAAGCCCTGGCAATCAGGTGGCACATGGGAGCATATAGCGGAGAGCAGGACTGGGGAACGCTCAGCAAAGTATACGACCGCTGCCCGGAAGCTCTGTGCCTGCACATGGCTGACATGATCGCAACGCACATCATGGAGGTAGAAGAGTGAGCAGAGGCACCGCCTACTATGATCTTCCGGATGGTGAGCGAATAGAACTGCCGACAACCATGCCGGATGTTGAGGAAGTGCCGGGACCCCTATGTGATGGAAAATTTGAATTGCCAGAAGCCGTAAAAGAAATGTTCAAGTGGATGGATGAAACATTCGGAACATGGGAAAGCGACTTCAGCAGTTTCAAAATCTGGATGAAATTGCGGAAAAACTTCAATCCACCGGTGCGCTGGGAAGCGATGCAGGACAAGCGTCGAAACCCAAAGCCTTTGGGCCGAAACACCTATTTATATAAAGCAAGGAAGATCAAGAGCTTGGCAAGAAGTACACATACCAGAGTATCCCTGCACAAGGGAAAACAAAAGGGTACTGAAGAACAGTGCAAGCACACATTCAAGATAACCGCAGCCCGGTGCGCGCCTTGCAGTGGTTACAACGTGGAGTGCGAGCACTACGAGAGAAACAATGCTGCCGATACAAAGCATAGTTCTTCTCTAGCGTAAGATAAGCAGCCCTTCTAGCGTAAGATAAGCAGCCCTGCACCGCAGAAGCGGGGCTGCTTTTTATATGGCGCAGAGCACTTCTTATAGGCGGAAGTGCTACGAATGGGGTCGGACCCCGTCTGCGCCTTGGTTGTTTTCCATGAAAGCCGGGAAACTTTGAAACCGGTTGCCCGGCATAGCGGAATGGTGCTGTACAGCAGCGTCCTCCTTTCCGTTCAAGCCCGGTGAAAGACCGGGCTGCCATTTCCGCGAAAGACGCACCCGCATGGATTTGACGGGAATGGGTGCGCCGCAGCATGAGCGTAGAAATGCCCTGTTCAATCCGCCCAGGAACAAAAGCGGTAGGCCATTGCCGTGGCCGCCCCGTCCGGCGCTCTCTTGCCGGGCGGGTCTGATATGCGGACGCATAGAGGATGCACCTGCTTCTGACAATCCCCCATGAACAGGTGAGCCAGTTCGATGCTGGCCGTCCGTGCAAGACAAGAAAAGAAGGGATGAAAGAGCTGTGAAAATTGATGTAGGAAAAATTGCTCTGGTGGCAGTCCTGATCGCTGGTGTACAGACGAATACGCTTTACCACAGAATCGACGATCTGGAATGCCAGCGAGATATCTACAAGTCCAGATACGAGGACTGGGAGGGCGTGTCGAAAGAAATTGCAGGGTATGCAGATACCCTGCGGGATTCTCTGAAAGCACGGGACCGACTGGATGGAAAATTGCTGGTTGAGGATGCTGGCGATTTTCTCTGCACGGCATACTGCACAGAAAAGCGAGAACACATCTGCGGAACCGGAACGGGAATTACCGCCAGCGGCGCGCCGGTTGAAGGAGGCGTGACGGTGGCGGCAGACCCGGACGTTTTTCCGTTCGGGACCGTCCTCTACATTGAGGATGTGGGCGTGAGAATCGTTCAGGATACCGGAGCCAGCGTAAAAGGAAAGCATCTGGATGTTGCCGTTTCCGGCAGCCACAAAGATGCACTGAACTGGCAAGGCTATGGAACGCACCGGGTCTGGATCATCCAGGAGGCAGCGAAGTGATGTGGGGCAAGATCCAAACGCACGGAGACAAGAAAAATGACGCAGAAGTTTTGGCTATTGCTGCTGCGGGTGCCCCGTTGGATGTCATGGCTATGTTTTTTGAATCACACATTGAGGAGTTGCCTGACTTGTGCGTTGAAAAACTTGCAGAAGCAGTTGATAAACGCGCCAGCGATACTCCATGTCACCGGGAATCTGAAAACTGGAAAGACCTTGCAGCTTGGGCAAGAATTGAACTTAAAAGGAGAAAAAGCAATGGACGGATTTGTGAAAACACTGGGTGTTCTGATGGTTTTGGCAGCTGTGGCACTGTGGGCGGCACTGATTTTCTTTGTGCCTGCCGCACTGATTAAGTTCCTTTGGCTTTATCTGGTGGCATGATGGACAATGAAACGCTGACACGGATTCTGTCCGCACGATTTATAACGTGTAATGAGCAGGCCCGAAAAGGCAGTAAGGGATGCACGAAAGAGTGCAAACTCTATGAGCTGCAAGAACCGGGTATGGCCTGCCGGGACAGCGTCCTTCTCCACGCAGAGGAAGCAAAGAAAATTTTGAAAATAAGGTCGCACAACTCCTGACACAGGCCGCCCGCTGCGGCGGCCTTTTTTGTGAGCATGGGAACAGGCCCGGCCCGGTTCAACTCCGGGATTGCCCAAAACTGAAAGGAGAACACACCGATGCAGAGGTACTACATTTTGCTGAAAGCGACCGGTGCTGGTGGGTGGCCGGGTTGGCTGCCGTACCGGCTGGATGCGGACGGCGCAGAACAGGCTGTTGAAAAAGCCAAGGAGCAGGCCGAGAATCATTACCCGGAGTACGAAAAGTTTGAAGTTCAGGCTATCGAAATTGAAAGGAGAAGCAAATGAAGCTGGCAGCAATCGCAAAGCTCATTAAGGCAGATGGGTACTGTAAACTCTACAAAGTGTTCTATGACGATTGCAGAACCTATGATTTGTACATTGGAACCAAAACGGCAATCTTCCCGCTGACCGGATTTCCGAAGGCACAAAATGAAAGTGAGTTGGCAACCCTTCTGGGAATCAGCAAAAAAGAATGGGCAGACATCGAGTTTGATAATGACTGCCCGGATGATCTCCATCACATCGAAGGGATGGATTTGGACGACACGGCAGACGGAGAAATGGACTGCGTGACCGGAAGAATCGGTATCCGGTACTGCGGGTGTGAACTGGTTCCAATGATCGAGCCTGTTTCGGGAACGGTCGGTTTTGTGGATGCAAAGCAGATCATGCCGGTGACGGACGAGATCCGAAAGAGCGGATATTTCAAATACTGCGCCCGAAAGATGGCAAGTGGTAGCCGCTACTATGTTATCAAAGACGGTATGGTGGTGCGCGGTGCGGTGCTTCCTGTAAAGCTGGAACCTCTGGCAAAGTCTGGACTGCGTGAGCTTGCCGACATGGTGAAAAAGACTAGGGATGTTGCCGATGTGGAGGACTTGAGCGAACAGGAGGACAAAAACGATGCGTAAGACTTTGGAACTGCTGGCTTTGTCCACCTGCACCGCCGCGCTGTGCGTAACACTGACTGGGTGTGAAGCAGTCAAGGGCACAGCAAGCGGTGAAAAACCGGTCAAGACGGTATATGTTTACCTGCCGGACGGCACTTTACTGGACAAAGGACGGGCGGACAAGGTAAGTTCGTTTGCACACAATGATCGTATCGTGAAAGTCACGATTGACGGGAAAACATACGAGACCAGCTGGGCCAATGTGGTTTTAGTGGAGGAATAACGATGAGCAAGATTTTGAAAAGTGTAACCTTGGGTGATGTGAAAAATGGTGGCATCTTCAGAGCGCTGGGCAAGGAGTTTGTGAAGCTGGATGCGGACGAACACGGCTGCCTCGTTCTGGCAAAGGACATTTGGACGAAAATGCCGTTCCGTGAGGGAGACGACCCGGAATGCCCCAATGATCTGCGCCGGAGCGAGATCATGTCGTATCTGGGCAACCGTTTGGCAGAGTTTACCGAGAAAGGCACGCCGCTGGATATTTTCATCCCGTTCAAGATTGATCTGCAGGATACGACCGGCCAGACTGAATATGGAACTGTCGAGTACCGGATTGGCTTGCTGACCCTGCGCCAGTATGGCAAGTATTGGCGGCTGATTCCGAAGGCAGATGTGCCGTGGTGGCTGGCAACTCCTTACGGTACGCCGAACAGCTCTCCGCACGCCAGCAATGTCAACTACGTCTGGGGCGTCTTCGCCGATGGCTCCGGCTACCACTACTGGTACTACTACTCCTATGGTGTTCGCCCCGTTTTGTGCTTTTCCTCTGCACTCTTGGTCTCTGTTGAGGACGAAGGCGAGGCCGGGTTTTCTCTTGCAAATGTTCCGCTGGATGATCTGCTGGCTGAGATCAAGAGCCGGACGGAGGGTTGACCATGGATGCAGTGAAAAATGACGTGAAGCGGCTGGTCAAAATTGAGCTGGCCGCTGCAAACAAGAAGTTTCGGATGTTTGCAGGGCCGCATGAGGGCGCGGGAATCATCCAAGAAGAAGTCGTGGAAGCTGCGCAGGAGATGAACGGTCTGCGTCAGGAACTCAATGCAATGTGGATGAATGTTTACTCCAACAATCCGCAGATTTCCACGAAGGGTGTATATGATCGGGCTGTTGCTCTGGCCGTGGAAGCTATTCAGACAGCAGCGATGGCCCGGAAGTTTGAGCGCAGCCAGCGCCGTCACTGGCCGGGGGCAAAGGATCCGCACTATGGTGAAGAAGAATGACGCACCTACCGAAATCGAGACCATCACGCTGACCATGAGCCGCCCGGTGGCCGAGGCTGTGCAAGCGGCCTGCGAGTGGTATCTGCGGCTGCACATGGGACAGTTTTGGGATCTGGCAGAAGACTTGTGCTTTGCAAAATTCTACTCGGACGCGGAAAACAATGCGTTTCAGAGCGAGGAACAGCGTAAAAACGCTTTTAATGTTGCGATAGGCCGCAGAAATACCATGCTGCTAGAAATGGAACGGCTGTACAGCAGATGCGTTCTCCCGGCCCCGACCTCAGACGTAATGAAGGTGCCGTACCGGGCAGAACAGGTATGGCTTGCCATTCGCCACGCCCTGGCATGGCATGACAAGCCGGAGGGCGATCCATGGAATGTGTGCTTTGATAAGCCGCTGAACCGCAGCGACCAGCCGCAGCCGGTAGTAAAACTCAATGAAAAGCAGGAGGCAAAGAAATGAGAAAGATTTTTATGGTGGGAGCATCTGCGGCGGCAAGCGTTTTGCTGATGACGGGATGCAACAAGCAGGTAATTGATTTGACCTACGAATATTCGCAGGCACAGATTAAAATGCCGGATGGAACCGTAATTGAGGGCAAGGTGGATAGCTGGAACGATTATGAAGGCGACCAGTTACAGGTCAAAATTAACGGAACAACATATCTGGCCCATTCGTCAAACGTGGTACTCTGGCACTGAGCAAGGGCAAAGTTCGGGATCGAGAGGAAGAAGTTGCACCCGAACCTTGAAGATTTTGAAGTTGGAAAGTTGGAGACAGTACCATGAGACAGAACGGAGCAATGTTTATCTGCAACCGGTGCAGAAAGCAGGTGTTCGCGGAACGGTTCGACGATGGTGTGTTTGACCAGAAAGCATTGGATGGTTGGGCGCTTGAAATGAGAAACATCCATGGAATCGGAGATCTGTGCCCGGAGTGCTACAAAGTGTACCGCGAAACGATGAATCGTTTTTATGAAGGTGGCCGACATGGAGGATAAGACAGATAACTCCGAGAAAAAGGAAGAACACGATTCTTTGAAACCTGCAAGGGATGCCATTGCAACTGCTATGCGGGCCGCCCAATTTGCGAAAGCGATCGGCACCCCACTGCCGAAACCACTTAAATGGCAGCGTGAATTCTATGACGCTACCGGTGTGTTTCCATACGGCTGGTATGAGTGCCCGGTATGCGGGTACAGGACAGATTGGGAACCGCACGCCTGCCCGATTTGCCACACACTGCTAGAACCGTGACGAAAGGAACACAGGATGATGGAACCTGAAAGAACCTGCTGCACCTGCCGCTGGCATGAGGGCTACACCTGGGTATGCTTCAACGGCAATTCTCCGAACCGTGCCGACTTCACTGACCCGGAGGACACCTGAGAGTGCTGGGAAGTCAGAACGGAAGAAAACAGCATCGGTGACTACGAAGTAAACTAATCAAGCTCTAATCAAGAATTAAGCAAGCCCGTCGTTAAATTGCCGCCCTGACGAGGCGGCAAGGGGCTTGTATGTGTAACTTAATCTAGCGACCACAGAAGAACACAAGCCGGGGAAAGCGGGGGTCAAGGGGGAGAAAACGAGGGCGGGTCTGTAGGGCTTGACGGAATAGGAAACTTAGAAAGACCTGCCCGGCGTTGTATCCCCCTTGTCCTGCGAAGCCGTGTGTGTTTGGTCCACAGAAAAGAAAATCCCAGTAGAGCTTTGCGGAAGGAGGAAGTGAACGGTGCGGGCATGGTACATTCGGGAGCAGAGACACATTCTTGGAACGTCCGATTATGCAGAAGTGGATCTCTTTGAAACGACGGATAAGGAACACACCGCGAGCACCCGCCGCAAAAGAGAGCTGGCAACCTCCATTGCGCAGCAGAAGTATAACGACATGATAGCAAGGCGGTATTTCTGCCAGCTGGCCTATACGAATTTCGGGGAAAGCGACTGGGTAGCCACGTTTACATACGACCACGACCACCAGCCAGCACCCGGAGATTTTGACCAGGTAGACCGAGACTGGACGAATTTTACCCGCCGCTTGAAGCGCTTCTGCAAAAAGATGGGTCGAGAAGCATCCAAGTGGATGCAGGTTGCAGAGTACAGCGTGGTGGACGAGGACGGGAAAGTTACCGGCAGACACCACCATCATGCGATCCTGCAAGGCAATCTGACATGGCAGGAGATCAAGGACTTGTGGCGGGACAGCACCGGGCGACCGATGGGGCTTGTGAAAGTTGAACCTATCGATCTAACCTGTTCCAGCTTTGAACGCCTGACAACCTACATGACGAAAGCCCGCGCCCGTATCCGGCGCTGGCGACAGAGCCAAGGGCTGCAAAAGCCGAAAACCCCGCGCCCGAACGACACCAGATGGAGCCGCAAGCGCTTTGACGAAGCGTTTGCTTTGCCGGATGATCGTGAATACTGGGAGAAAAAATACCCAGGTTATACCCTGCGTGAGTGTGAGCAGCATATCACCGGCAATAACACCAAGCACCTGATCGTGAAACTGAAAAAGAAGCCGGACACACGGCGGAAGAACAGGAGGAACCAGCCATGAGCGCCAGACTGGAACTGGACGACCTGCCGCCGCGCTACCGTGCGCAGGCGGAGGCTCAAATAGCAGCCAGACAACGGGGAAAGTGTACCCATACGCAACCAATGGCGGAGGCCGCAAGCGCTGCTGGGCGGTTGAACAAAACTTTTGATTCCTACGGAGAGTATGTGTATTACATCGGCACGATCTTGCCCGGCATTCAGTCCGGCAAGATCGTGTCAGCAGAACCGCACCCGAAGTGGACGCTGCTGCAAGAGGAAGAATACTGTGCAGTGAAACTCCCGGCGGCGCATTACACGGCAGACTATAAGCTCACCTATGCAGACGGACGGGTGGATGTGGTCGAGATCAAGTCGAAGTTTACCCGGAAAGCACAGCGGGATTATATCTATCGCCGGAGGCTTTTTATCGACCTCATAGCCAAACCGCAAGGATGGGGATTTGTTGAAATCATTACACCGGACACGAAAGCAGAAACGAAAGAGTGGAAGCGCCTGGCTGAACAGGCGGGAAAGGAACAATTATGGGCAAAAGCAGAGCAAGGATGCCGGCATTTTACCGGCAGAGCATCCAGAACGCGGTGAACCAGCAGATCAACATCAGCAAGTCGAAGCACCGCACGACGCTGAACCGTGAAGCAATCGGGCAGGTCGTTTCGTACTGCGCTGTTGCTGCGGCGCATGATCTCTGGGACTGGGGCGAGAAAGAATCTACGCTTCTGACCCTGAAAATGAACAATGCTGCATCCCGGTACATTCTGGATCATGACAAGTATGGTGCACCGGAAGCAAAAAAGCGACTGGAAGCGCGCACTGCCCACCTGATGCCGGAAGAATTTTGGCTTCCGGTGGGTGGTCTGGTAGGCTCTGAAAAAAAACTGCGTGTTCTGGCTGAACGCCGGGACGCTGCAAAGATGATCGTTCGTTTCTTTGTGGAATCGCTGGAAGAAATGGAGTACACCCCTGAACAGATCGAGATCGTGAAGGAAGAAATCAAGAAAAATTACCAACAGTTCCTCGGCTGGGTGGACGATGGCGGAGAAGAATTTGCCTATGATCGTCTGCGCCGGGTCATTGAGGACATTTACGGCGTGGGTGCCATGGTGGAGCGCGTCAAGGGTGAAGAACCCGTTTTCGGAGAACCCCTTTTCAAGAAAGATTTTTGATTTTTTGGGAGGACTGAGCAGTGAAAGTACACGAGGCGGAGGCAATCTTGAAATATTATGCGGACATCCCGCAGCGGATAGAGATCATCCGCCGTCAGTGTACCGCACTGAGCGATGAAGTGGACCCTATGCGGGGCATGGGCACCGATGGAATGCCCCGTGGCGGAACGCCTGGGGACAGCACGGCGGCGATGGCCTGCCGGATGGATGAACTGGGCATTGGAGACCAACTGCGTCAGCTGGAACAGCAGCGGGCGGTTTTGCTGGGAGATCAGCGTATCATCCAGGGACAAATGAACAGGCTGGACAGTGGCCACAATATGATTTTGACCGAGTTCTACATCAGCCACAAAAAATGGCATGAAGTGAAGCAGAAAGTTCCGTACAGTGTGCAGCACTTGAAGTACCTGCGGAACGTGGCTCTTGCACAGCTGGGAAGGAACCTGGAACGGCTCCCGGAGTGCGCCGCTTTATTATCGCGTGCGTTAAACACGCGCGAGGGACAGAGCCGAGCGGATGCCTGGGCGGAGGGTGACATTCTCTTATAGGCAAGGCCGCCTGCGGAACTTCATGTGCAGGCGCTTCCGCAAAATCGTGTCCGATGGCCGTGGAAAAACAAACACGACTATCCTGAAAATCCGAAAAAAGGCATAGAAATAACCCGGCGGGCAGTTGGCCTACCGGGTTTCGTGCAAAGGAGGACAAAGTTATGGGAAAGAAGCATAAAAACAAGGTTCGGGTGCTGCCCGGAAGGATGTATAGGCTGGTGCGGAGTGACAGGAGCGTATACCGTGACGCAGAGAACGCGCTCAAAACCTGCTTTATCGAAAAAACCAAAGAGCAGCAGGCCGCACGGGAAGAGGGCGAACTGTGCCGGTTCGTGAGGATGGCACCGGATGGTGACGTTGAACTGATTTCAAACGCAGGAAACGTAGTCCGTTTCAAAAACGCAGAAGATCTTACGAAAACGCTGCGTTTCGCAAAAGATGTGCTGAGAATTACGGAGGTCTTAAAAAATGGGAATCGGGATTGAATTGAAAAGCTACATTGAGAAAATCATCAAGGAAAGAGCGGCCAGAAAGTGGACAAGAAGAAAGGCCGTGAAAGTTCCAGATGGTTTGCCACACATGATTGCTTTGGATGATCGCACTGACGATGAACTGACGGATGAACTGCGCTACAAGTGGAGTTTTTGCCCGATAGTCACCAAGGAAAAAGAGGGCTACGTTTCTATGTTTGTCCCCGGCGGAAATGTAATTCGATTCAAGGACAAGGAAGCGACACAGCTGATCTTTGATGCTATCATGCGGTCATTCGATAGAATGTGACAAGGGAACTTCGATGGTTTCTACGCCTTTTAACGGTATCTTCCCGTGATGCTTATAGGCGATATACTGACGAACAACATAGTCCAGCTGTTCAAACGAAAGCTGCTGCTGGACAATAACGTGCAATGTGTAACCGCCAATTTGAATAAGATGTTCAAGCTGCCCCTCTTTGTTCAAGACAAAACGGGCAGTTCCGTGACGTTTTTCCTGCATAACAGAATCCTTTCAACACTATAAGCCCGTCAGGTCATCGACCCGGCGGGCTTTTGGATTTCGTGATTTACTTTTCGTGTGGCGGCTGGTCATCCGGCGGAGCATTGCGCTTGATGATGATCTGCGCCTCGTTGGGATCCCGACCTTCCTCTACATTGGCCTGGGCAATCTGTTCAGCCAGACCTACCGGCAGACCGTTTTCGTCCAGCGGACCGGTGTAGCCGTCGTAGTCCACGATGTTGATGCAGGGCGGTGGCGGGACGGTTTTGTAATACCTGCCGTCCTCATAGTTCTGATCCGTGACCCGGTTCCAGTAACCAATGTCGCCGTGCTCTTCCTGAGCGGCTTCCATTGCTTCTCTGGCCTGTTCTTCCGTCAGACCATCGAACAGCAGGCGGGAACCGTCCGCAAAAGCGGCGACCAAACGCCACGGGGCGAAAAATTCTTCGTATTCCATGCAAAACCTCATTTCGTGAGAGAAAATGTATCAAAAAGCGGGTTTTCGTGATTGAATTGAACTTTTTGAAGCTGGAAAGTTGAATTTCGTGGTTAAAAAGCTGCTTTTCGTGGCTAAGACAGGATTTTTGCAGATAAATTGCAAATTTCGTGGTCAAAAAGTAAGATTTCGTGAAGTAAGATTCTTTACTCCGGGATGTAACCATTCAGGCAGCGATTGAAACCGCGCTTCGTGAGGGCATCGGTAACTCTGTCCTCTGGGAAGTAGTAAGCAGAACCGTCTGCCGCAGGAACAGCCCCGGCGGGATGCTCTGCGCCGGTGTACCAGTCCGTTTCCGTGTCGTACTTGCGATGCAGGTACTTGTAAACGTCGCGCTGGGCTTTGTCGAACACCTCCACGAAAGAGAAGGATGCACAAGGCGGCATCTCTTTTGCCAGCATGGGTGCGTTCTGCGCCAGCCACGCAGCCATTACGGTTTTGGCTGCATTTCGTTTCGGCTTGCCTTCCCGGTGCACCAGATCCAGCAGCTGCACAACAAAGGGCTTTGGCAGATCGTTCAGCACTTCTTCCAGCGGGTACGGATTTTCGTGCAGCAGGGGCGACGTGCGCAGCTCCGGCACGAGATCCAGATCGTGACAGGTTACAGGCTTCTGGCGGTCGTCGATGCGCTCACTGGTGTAATACAGCATATCTTTGATTGCATTCTGTGCCGCGTCGGAAAGCTGCTCCACCAGAGCAATACTGTCTGCAAAGCTGATCTGCGCCTCGTTTCGTTCGCCGGTGCTGCGGCCCGTCTTATAGGCCACATCAATGATACCAAGCTCCATAGCCAGCCGGAAAATGTGCTTGCAGGGCTTTTTGCGCTTTACAAAATCGTTGCAGGTGCAGCTTGCAAGGCTGGTCTGGTACGGCTCTTTGCCGGATCCATAGAAAACCCCGGTTTCGTGTTCCTTGTCAACAGAAAGCGGGCTGGTCTTGCTCTGCTGGGCGCTGGCAAGGCGCTTTTCTTCGTCAGTGTCTGCGGGATGCTCTGTCCAGGGGCCGAAGGCGGGAATCATAGTCATAACGGGAAACCTCCTTTTCGTGTTTCGTCACTGTCATGATAGAGCAAAACGCAAATAAAAGCAATAAATTAGAACAAGATTTCGTGACGGGATGCAAGAATAACCCCGGCGGGCTGCCGGGGCTGGCCGTCAGAACGGCAGGCCGGTATAGTTGCGCATGGGAATGGCATCGGCGGCGGGCACCAGCATATTGAGCAGTTGCCGGTATAAAGCCGGGTTTGCTGCACGCTGGGCACGGAAGTCCTCTAGGAATTGCGCCTGTGCTGCCAGATCGGCCAAGTTTTCGTCATCCACGTTGTAGCATTGGCATTGATCCGGCCCAGCGGAGTATATCCAACATCGAACCATGAAAATACCTCCTTTCTGTTTCGTGATGTTCCCGACGTAAATGCCGGGAAGATGGGGCGGGGTTGCTTTGCCCGGTGCAGCCCTGCCAAAATATCCGGTTTCGCGTTAAGCGTTCAGCTGTAAAAACGTGCTCTGCGTGGGGATCAGGTGCCGGGTGAGGGTGTCGGTGTAGCTGGCCTCCCCCTCGTAGCTGTCAACCACCCGGCGGTCTGCGGCGGCCATATCGTGATAGCTTTTTTTGCCGTAGGTGGGCGGCAGCCAGCCTTTGCGCTGTCCGGCGTAGAGGTTGAAGGACTTCAAAACGTCCGTGTTCGTAAACTCGATGTGGCAGGTGCCTTTCTTGTAAAACGTGGCGGTGAAATAGTGCAGCTGGATCTTCTGGGTTTGGCCGCTCTTTTCGGCGGCATCCAGGACGGCGCGGAGTTCGTCCCCATTGTAGGGCTTGCCGTTCGTGTCCAGGAAGTGCAGCACCCGCTCGATCTGGGCAACATGGCCTGTTGCGTTGTACCGGGGGCAGAAACGCCCATCGTATGTATCAAAGGCGTTGCAGCGGAAAATCACCTTGCGGTTGATCTTGTACGCGGAGTTCGTGCACCAGCCGTTGTAATAATGCACGTTCTTGCTGTACTCGTCGTTATAATGCAGGTTCGTCCAGTCGTCGAACAGCTTTATAATTTCGTGGTCGATACTGGAAAGAAGATTTCGTGAAATTTCTTCCCGGACGGTCAGAATGTTGTACGCGCTGAAGTCGTAGCCTTCAAGCTCTTTGATTCGCTTCTGGTAATCCTGCTGCATTTCGTAGGTCATTGCATCGAACAGCTGCGGCATTTCAAACAGCTGTTTCCAGTACATCCCGCGCAGTTCCCGGATAGCGTCGTTATAAGATTTCGTGAAAGCCATCACGGGGTTTTCTTTCTTACCAGCGCCGGCAGAGGAGAACAGGGACTTGATCCCGTCGTATTCCGCATAGATCCGGCGCACACCTTCAGCCGCGGCGTTATACCGTTCAATGGCTGCTGTGATGGGATCCGAAGATACCAGGGCGGCAAACTCCGGGTTGTCCTTCAGGCGTTCCGTGGTTTCGTGTTGGAGTTCAAGCCGGATCCGGCTCACCGGTTCACGCTGGGGAATGTCCACCGATACAAGCGCTACCTCAACACGGGCGGCCCGGCGGGCATTCTTGAAAGCATCCGGGATGTATTTTACCGTGGCGTGCAGCTCTTCCAGCTTTGCGGCCAGCTCTTTCCGTTCGTTGGTGCAGGGGTTGCGCAGGGTTTCGGCGTTCAGCAGGCACCGCACCTTGCCGCCGTCCTTCATGATGTCCAGCGCCTTGAGCAGGTGCGCAGCGCCAGCCGAAAAAGGCGGGTTCATGATGATTGCACCGTATTTCGTGGTGGGCCGGAAGGTCAGAAAGTTATCATGCACCACCCGAAAACCGTCTTTCTTCAGCACGGCGCGGAAGTCGCTGGAAAGCTCGATGCAGTCAAGCTCTGCGCTTCGTGCCTTTCCCTTGTCGTATTGGTCAACCTCGCCGGTCTTATAGTCGTGGTGGACGTTGAACGCCAGAGCGTGGACCTGACGCGCAAGCGCTCCATCACCGGCGGACGGTTCAAGGATGGGTTTCGGGTAGGTGGTGAACCCGGATTTTACTTCCCGCAGGGAAAAGACCATATCAAAGGCCAGGCTGTCCGGCGTGGGGTAGAAGTCCAGAGCATCGTTGGGGGTGGTCATGGTGTAAACCTCTTTTCGTGTTTCGTGATATGCCCGGCGGAATGCTGGGCGGTGGGGCGGGGCCGCTTTGTCCGGTGCGGCCCTGCCAGGGCATCCGGTTTCGTGTCAGGCGTTGAGCTGGTAGCCGCGGCGGGCACAGATGAGGCGGAGCCGGGCGGCGGCGATCTGCTGGCGGACCGCTTCGGGCCTGCCGGTGCACTGGGCTTCCCGGCGCAGGTCTTGCAGTGTCCACTGCTGACGGATGATCTCGCGGGCCTGCTCAAAGATGTTGTCAAACTTCTTCATGATTTCGTTCTCCTTTCGTATCATGCAAACAGGCGGTTGCATACCTGCTGTATTTCGTCGTTCGCCTTCATCGGGGCAATGAGCACGGAAACGGCGGCCTTCTTCGGGTCTACGGTGTCCGTTGCCAGGATGGGCGCAAACAGGCTGTTGCTGCTGTGGTAAACAAATTCGTGATGATCCACAAAAGCGTCATACTCCGAATTTATCATGATGGGCCGGGATCCGTTGCGGAACATTCGGAACGTGCCCCAGACTTTGCCCTTTGCTTCGACTTCCTGCAAGATTGAAGTGCGTTTGACTTCTTCTTTGCAGGCGCTGAACTTCTGGAACATCTGCGCGGCGGTCAGCTGGTGCGGATCGTTGACCACAAACCCGGCATCGCTGGAAACGATGGTCACGCCGTCGGCGGGTGCGTCCTGCATGGTCACGGGCTGGATAACATCCCGGTAAAGGATGGCGGGCAGCTTGAACGCTGCATAGCCGGTGATGATGTACACGCTGCCGCTCTGGCAGGTGATCCGAACGGCGTTGCGGCTTTTTGCCTGCCCTTTCAGATAGGCGGTGATCTTCTTCACGTTCAGCCCGGCGGGGGTGCTGGTTGCTCTTTTCATATTGCAAAAACTCCTTTTCGTTTTCGTTCTGTTTTTCGTGCCCGGTGCGCTGCCGGGGTAGTGGGGCGGGGTTGCTTTGCCCGGTGCAGCCCTGCCAAAATATCCGGTTTCGTGGTGGTGGGTCATGCCAGCAGCCCGGCGGCGATGCTTTCAAAGTCCAGCTGTTTCACGGGCGCTTCATCCGGCGCGGCTACGGCGGCGGGGGCCTGCTTTGCGTCCTCTACGGCCTTCCGGGTCTTGCGCCAGGCATCCAGCGCGGCGGCCTGACCCTTGCGGTCAGTTTCGGGGACAGCCAGGAAAGCGGCCTTTGCTTCCCGCTCTGCCTTGCGGAGCACATCCGGGGCGGGCTTTTTCGTGGCGGCGGGTTTGCTGGCCTTTTTCGTGGGCAGCGGATCGACGTGCACCAGCTCCGGCAATTCGTGGTGCTCTTCGGTGATGATAGGGGCCGGGGTGCTGGCGGTCTGCTCTGCTGCTGCCTTTGCGGCCTTGCGTTCTGCGGCCAGCTTTTTGTTATACTCCATGATGGCGGCGACAGATCCGAAGCGGCCGGCGGGGGCCTGCTTTGCGTCGTGTACCTGTAAGCAGCTGAACAGGTGCGATTTCGTGGGGTAGAAATGCGGCGCGGGGGCTGCTTCCTTGCCTTCGGCTTCAGCGGCTTCCCGCTGGGCCTTGCTGGGGCGGGTGGTGTACTTCCACAGGTAGCATTCAATCAAATGCGTTTCGCCCTTCTTGACGCTCTTGCCTTCTTTCTTCCAGTGATCGAAGGTGTGCAGCTCTGCCGCTGCAAGGATGATTTCAACGTCTGCGATGGTGGCGGGCTGTTCGTCGCCGTTCTCGTCGGTGGTGACTGCGTTTGCAGCCATTGCGGCGATCTGCTCCGGGGTGTGGTGCGCGGTGGCGATGGCGTGCAGGGTGGCGGGGTCCAGCTTCGCGGCTTCGTTCATGATGATCTGATTGTTGGTCATGCCTTTCATAGTTCGTTCTCCTTTGTTCGTGGGTTGATGTTCGGGATGATCTCCCGGCGGCTGCCGGGGTAGTGGGGCGGGGCCGCTTTGTCCGGTGCGGCTCTGCCAGGGCATCCGGTGGGCATTCAGCCCAGAAGCGCGGCCGCGGCATCCTGCCAGGTGGGAAAGCTGTAGAACGTGCGGCGCTCTGCGTTGGTGTTCTCGCCGGTGATTCGTGCGGCGATCCGCTGCCCGGTGCGGGGGTCCCACCCTTCCAGCCGATACCCGGCAGCCTGCAGGCGCTGGGCTGCGGCGTTCTCCTTGCGGTTCCGTTCGCGGATCTGTTCAAGTGTCATCATGTTGCAGCGCTCCTTTCGGTTCAATCTTCCACGCCGTCGCAGTCGTGGCAAAACAGAGCGTCAACCACTCTGTCATCTGCGAAGTTGTCCGGGGTGCCGTTGGCATCGACTACCAGCTGCACCCGGTCATAAATCCGCAGATCGGTTTTTGCATCGACGGTAAAATACCAGTCGTCACCGTCCAGCGAGTCGGTGCACCAGACTTCAACCGCGCCGTCATCGGTGGCGGTCATGCCCTGCACAATGGCCGGGGCGATGTAGCGGCCCAGGGGGCCGACGGTGTAGGGGCATTGTGCCGCGGCCTTTGGCGCGGTGCCTGCCAGCAGTGCGGCCACCAGTGCGGCGGCGGTGGTGATCTTCTTTGCAGTGTTCAAAAGTTTCATGTTCTTTGCTCCTTTGCTTTTCAGGTTTGCCCCGGCGGGCTGCCGGGGCTATGGGGCGGGGCCGCTTTGTTTGAGCGGTGCGACCCTGCCAGGGCATCCGCTTGACTTTACCGCCTTTCGGTGGTAAACTGGCTTACAAGATGCGTTGTGGAAAATTCATCTTGCAAGCCTGTCACCTGCTTTAGTGGGTGGCGGGCTTTTTTGCTGCCTGCTTCTTTTTCCACTCTGCCAGGTAGGCGGCCCAGATCGCTTTTTTCAAAGCGGCGGGGAGCTTGAAAAATTCAATGCTCATGTGTGCTTTTCTCCTTTCGGCTTACTCGCAACCGTCCGGCTGTTGTCCGGCTCGCTTGCTGTGGCTTTAGTCTAACCGTCGACGGTTACGAAGTCAAGCCCCTTTCGGCCAATTTGTAGAAACTCACAAAAACCGCAGACGGTTCAGCCCGGCGCATTGTGCAAGATGACCGTAGACGATTTTCGCCTTGTAATATATAATAAAATAAACAAGAGAGGTGATAAAATGGCCGTTTCAGAAGCACACAAAAAGGCAAGCTATAAATATAACGCAAGCCGGGACAGTATCACGATTCGCCCGGAACGGAGCAAGGGCGCGGCAATCCGTGCCGCAGCTGTTGCCAGCGGAAAAAGTTTGCAAAATTATATACTTGATGCCCTTGATGCCAGAATGGAGCAGGAAGGGCGGCCGCTAGAGATCGACCCGGCGGAATCCGGGGAAGAAGGGGGATTATAGGGGGTTACTGGGGGAGAGTTCTAGCCTGCTAGGTTAAAGCCCTACACCTGCTTCTCACTCCCGTTAGGTGGAGAATCTGACCCCTCCGGCAAACGGCAAAATTGACCCGGATGGAGCACCGCCAGCGCCAGCCGTGACGCTGGAACGCCGACAGCGGGAACGGTGCCAGCGCTGACCATGCCCACCGGCATCATGCTTAATGACATTATCAACAGCCCAGCCATCAACCGGTGTTCCAGACGAAAATGCTTTTCACTCCAGCGGGCGATAGGGTAGAGCAACGTTAACGACAGACACGCTTCAATGGCATACATCCATTTAACGGCAG